AGGACTTTGTCAGATACTCACATGATAGTCCTTATCAACCCAGAATCGCATCATAATGTGTCATCTCTGATTGCTCAGTGGTGGTTCAAGGATACACCTCGTTTGAGACGCTTTGAACCAGTACATGAGGGTGAGAGTGGCGCCAAAATCCTAATTAGTGAAGTAGTGAAATCATTAGAAAAATCAGAGATAGGTTTTAAACCTTCAATCTATTTCTCTTTAGGATTGCCCAACACATTTAAAAGCGTCGAGTTAGAAGCCTCAAAATATTACACTTTGAGGACCCTATTCGAGTTATCAACAAGAACACCTTCTTTAGGTGTCGTAAATACACATATAACAAATGTTGATGATGCTGCTTTAGTGTGGGCTGTGATGGCCAGAGCGCAACCGAAAATAGTAGATAAATTATTGTATATACCATATGTGGGTGATCTAAGGATAAAAACTATGGACGTTAGGACTGATGAAGGTCCTGGCGGCTTTGAAGACAGAACGCGGGAATTTTATCCCGTAGTCGTTCCGTATATGAATCCATTGACCCCAAATGTTTACGCACCAATGGCAGGGCTAAACTCAGAAATAGGCGCCGTTAAAGGCAGACTGGAAGAAATTAATTCCCCCATGGCAACTACAGAACCCTCAAACAGCCTTAAAGCTGAAATGGGTTGGTTCATCGATAAGTTGTTTAAAGGATTTAAACATACAGTACAACCTGCCTCCACTGAAGAAGTCAGAGAAAGACAAAGTAGGCCTACACAACAGGTCATCTTAGATCAAGCTGACATTACAGGACCTTATGAGTACAACATAGTCAAAAGCTTTGTGAAAGCAGAACCTTATGGTAAAGTGAATGATCCTAGGAATATAAGTACATATCAACCTAAAATAAAACAGGATTATTCAAGAGTTATATATCCAATATCAGATTTGGTTAAAGGATTGAGTCAAACAATTCACTTCAGATCTTATATGTTTGGTAGAACACCAGCCGCAATGGCACATATCATTCATGATATGTTCAGAAATAGTAAAGAGATTATAGCAGCTGATGCCTCCAGGCAAGATGGATATATAAATAAAACTTGTAGGATATTCGAGGAAAAGATATTGTTATATCTTTATACCAAAGAACACTTGAAATGGGTTAAGGAAACTCATGATAAAACCTTCAATATTAAAGGTAAATCTAAACACGGTTATAAATATAATCTTGGTTACACACGAGGGTCAGGCTCGGTTGACACTTCTTTGTTCAATACTTTGTACATGACTTTTCTATATTTTAGAGCTATACGAATGAGTTCGTGTAGCAGAGAGGAAGCCTGGAACAAATTGAGTTTAGGAGTAGCAGCAGGTGGAGATGACTCGTTATTGGATGCTAGCATAATTACAGAGAAAAATTTGAGAGCAGCAGCCAATGAACTCGGCCAGAATATGAAATGTGTAATCAGACCACAAGGCACTCCTGTGGATTTCTTTGGACGTTGGTATAACCCGTCTAAAGGTCCAGAGTCTTGTGGAGATATTATTAGGCAACTCACAAAGTTGTGTTGCACTGCAGATAAAGATTGTGATCCCCTAGTTAAATTTAA